TCAGAACATGGGCGGCGGGCGTCGCTGGATCGGGTGCAGATCCTTGGCGAGGCAGAGGACGGCCTGTCCGTCGTCGAAGCGGACCGAGGCGAAAGCCTTGCGGACGGCCAGGACGTCGCACTGCTTTCCGGTACGGCCGAGCCCTTCGAAGAGGGCACGATCGCCACCGCTGACCGCGACGTCCGCCACGTCACAGGATCCACCATGCGAGGATCGGCGACCAGGCGAGCAGCACGGTGGCAACGATCGCACGCGACTTGTACGTGGCGGACCAGCGCATCAGCGTACCGCTTCAACGATAGGCGCGCTGGCCGGTTCGATATGGCCAAGCGCAAGCCGGCAGATCCGGTCCCATTGGGGAGCAATCGTCGTGCCGATCACGCCGATCGCCGTTGCGCCTGCGCTGCCGAATACGGCCAGCGCTAAGCCGGTGAGGACATCGTGCAGCATCAGCGACGCCGATCCGATGTGCCGGCGACGACCATGACGATCGCGACGGGGATCCAAACGACCGCGAATAGGATCGCCACGACGATCTTGGCGATACGGCGGTTGCGCATGCGGCGCTCCAGCCGTGCGGGGCTGCATGGTGCCGCAGCGATCACTGGCTGCACTCCACCGGCGCGGTGTCGGGCAGGCATGCGGTGCAGGCGGTATCGGTCGCCCATGCGCACGCGCCATGTTCGTCGCTCGTGCAGGGATCCCAATGGCTACAACCGCAACCACGGCAGATGCGAGGATGGCTATCAGCCGGATCGGTGGCGAGCTGGCGGTAGACGTCCGTGTCGAACGGGAAAACGCTGCGCAGGGCTTCCAGCGTTTCGGGGCGGCGAGCCGTGTTGCCGGGCGTTTCCAGCGCGTGGATCAGGTTGAGTGCGGGCGCAACCTCATCGGCGTTCTGTGCAAGCATGCCGGCCGCTACCTTGGTCGACATTCCCGACGCCTCGCGACGCAGCTTGATGTATCCGGCGGGCGTCAGGGGAGCGGCGCTAGCAGTTGCGGCGCGCTCGCCTCTCTGCATCGGCATCGTGAATGTACGCGGGAAGACGTGCATCATCGGGCATTCCTTTCGACAAGGGGGTAGCGGTGCCGGAAGCGGGTGCTTCCGGATGGCGGGGGGGATGGTTCAGGACATTCGCGGCTGAGGTCGCGGGGATCAGGTCACGGGATCAGGTCGGCGAAGGCGCGACCTCCGCCGCGTCAGGCTGATCGTCGTTGGCAGGAACCCGCTGGTCATCGTTCGCGGGCTTCGAGCGCCAGTCGCCCTTCGGCAGGACCGCTTCGATTGCGGGGTTGGGCTTCATGCTCGGTCGCACGGTGCGGAAGATGCCCAGCTGCGCTACGAAGGTGTGTAGGCAATCGGCATCCTGGCAGACGTAGCGGATCTCGCGCGTGAACACGTCCAGCTTGACGGAGTCGTACGCGATCGCCCGCGTCAGGCAGTGCGGGCACTCCGTCGCGGGTACGCGCGGGGTGTAGTTTCTCTTCTTCGTCACTGATGGGTCCCCCCGGAATTCCCCGGCCCCGTCGACATGATGGGACGAAGGAAATTTGGCAGGCGCCGGCGAATGCGGCGGAGAACGCCGTCAACCTGCTGTGCCTCGACCAGCGCCCGATGATGATCGAGCGGGGAGGCGCCGGGCTGAGAGGCGCCGAATAGGGCGGAGGTCAGTTCACCTGCCTCACGGACGAAATCGATCGAGTCTGCGACCAGCTGGCGTCGGCAGGCATCTTCCTGGTCGACCTTGATGCCGAGCTGGTGGCTGAACGCATCGCAGAACGGCGCACCCTCACCGCCAGAAAGCCGGTGCGCGGTATCGAGCGCAAGGGCGTCGAGAAGCGAGGGCAGCGTGCCGCTGTTCGGGTTGGACCACTCGTAAATGGTGCTCACGGATTTGCCGACCGCCGCAGCGGCGCCTTCCCCTTTGATCTGCGCGAGAACCTTGATCATCGCGTCGGGAAAGCTGTCGGGGATGCGGGGCTTAGTCACAGCGAAGCCGTCTTCTGGAAAACCGCGGATCGATTACAATCGACGGCGGCAGCCTCCGCGATTACTTCTTCAGTCTCGGGGTAGATGTCGGGGCGGAGAAGATGCTTGGAAATGCCGGTCGCTCGCTCAACCTTGAGCACATGCTCAGCGGGCAGGCGCTTTGCGGATTGCAGCCATTTCCAGACGGCGGTCTGCGAAACGCCACACAGTCGAGCGAACGCGGATTGCGAACCTAATTTGAGAACCGCCGTTTTCAGCGACGCGGAAGGGGATGCGATCTCCATAACCGCTGACTACACATATGGTTGTAGTTCGGTCAACACCTATTCGTCCGTATGCAACTACACCATTGGTTGTAGCTTGCCCTTATGATTGACGGTGAACGATTAGCTGAGCGGCTGAAAGCCAATGGACTGTCGCAGTCCGAACTGGCGCGACGCGTAGGTATCAGCCAGCAGACCATACATAAGCTGGTCGTCGGGCAATCCCGCGGCTCGACGCACATCGCTGCCATCGCGAGAGAATTGGCGACCTCGCCGGCGTATCTCACGGGTGACGTCGATGATCCCTATGAGGGAGCCGCTCCGCCGCGGCCTAGGCCGACCGTGCAGGTCGCCACCATGCAGGTATTGCTGCCGGATCAGCGGGCCTTGGCCCGAATGTTTCTTGGCATTCTGAAAGCGTCTGAGGGGATGTCTCAGGATGCTCTTTCTGATGAGCTTGCACGGATGCTGCCCAAAGGGCTCGGGCTTCTGCAAGGGCCGCTTGTGTTCGAGGACTCGGACGACAGCGATGTTCCGCCAGGCGAACCTGAAGACGGTCATGACGATCGTCCCGCACGACAGCGAGCATAGCGCAGGCGGTTTCACACCGAGCGCATCCGCGCTCGCAGCGGGGCTGAGACTGGAAAACTGACACCATAACGCCAACTCATATTGTTCTTGTTATGTTCCGTGCTGTACGGCACGAATTCCAATAAAAAAAGAGGGGTTTAAAAATGGGGACCGACATAACATTCGGCAGTTGACAACGCCGTGCTGCCGTTACGTAGGCGGTCGACTTGACGAAGGTGTGGTGAGCAAACGTCGGTGCCAACGTGTGCAGCGTACATTATATACAACGGTCACTTTGTGATTTGCATATGAACCAATTTAGTTATCCTGTTGTTGTGAGTTCCATATCGTAGGTTTTGGATGATCTAAGCACTATGCATTTAAGCAAAATCAAACTGGTCGGTTTTCAATCATTCGCTAACACCGGCGATATTGAGTTGAAGAGAGGCACGAATTTAATAATCGGCCCTAACAATGCCGGCAAGAGTGCCCTGCTTCGATCATTATACGGCCAATTGCCAAATGATCCACATCGCACACCCGAACGCTTTGAGAGCCATCAGCTACCCACCCCTACTCAGCAAATCGTGGCTTCACTAAGCGGGTCTGAGTTAAAGGACGAGTTGCGGCGAAGAAATAGGACACTTATTCCTACGCCATATGGTCAGCTTTATCCCGCCATTGAATACGCCGAAAAAATAATTCATGAGGGTGTCGACATTACCATCGACCGATCGCCGGAAGGAATTATGCCAGGGGAGTACCCGTCGCATAAATTATTCAGTTCAGGCGCTCATGCTGGAGCGGCGCTTGTAGCCGGGAAAAATGGAGATATTGCCTTCGCGCAATCTCTCATCAATGGAGACGATCTACCAAGTCTTGCTATTGAGGCTTTAGACAGGAAGCTATTTTACTTTTCTGCTCAGCGACTTTCGTTGGGTGAAAGTGTTTTTCAGCATGCCACCCGATTGACACCGGATGCGTCTAACCTCCCAGCAGTACTGATGACGATACGGGGATCAAATGTAAGTGTATTCGATCGATTAGTATATCATCTAACTGATATATTCCCAACTGTGGGCAACATGAGTGTGCGACCTCACAGTTTTGGTGCCAACTTGGTTGAAGTGCTGATATGGCCGACAAGCCAGGCAGATAACCCCCTCCTTGCATTTCCCCTTTCACAGAGTGGAACAGGTGTTGCACAAGTTATAGCTATTCTGACCGCTGTAATGACAGTCAAGGAGGCGGTAATCGTTATTGACGAGATAAATAGCTTTTTGCATCCTGCAGCAGTCAAGAATTTGTTGCGTATTCTTGAATCAGAATACAGCGAGCATCAATACATTGTATCGACGCATTCGCCAGAGGTTGTCAGTTTTGGCAATCCAGCGACCGTCCATCTCGTTACTCGTGAGGGGTATAACTCGCATGTTCAATCAATCGATCTCGGCGCAATTGATCAACTAAAGATTATGGCCGACCACCTCGGCATCTCGATGAGCGACGTTTTCGCTGCAGAAAGAGTCATCTGGGTGGAGGGGCAAACCGAAGAGCGCTGCTTTCCTTATGTCTATGAGCAGCTATTTGGCCATGTACCTCGTGGCACTGTCTTCAGCAGAGTCGCCGCAACAGGAGATTTCCTAAGTAAACGTTTGGATCCAACTCTCATCTTCAACATATATACCCGACTCAGCTCGGCCACCAGTTCGCTCGTAAAGGCAGTAGTATTCAGTTTTGATACGGAGGAACTTACAGATCGTGAGCAAGAAGACTTAAACCGACGTGCGCTGAATAGGATTATATTTCTACCGCGTCGTATGTTGGAATGCTACCTTGTGGACGAAGAGGCGATCTCCGCGTTCATTAATGCAAGAGTTGAAACAACCTCGACAACTACGGCTCAAGAGGTTGCCGAGGCTTTGAGGCAAATAGCAGCCCAGCCCCCACTGCTTGTAGGAAGCTGGAAGGGCAGCATTAGCGACCCGGAATGGCTCGCCGAGGTGCACGGAGGTAGATTAATTGCTGAGGCGGTTAAATCTGTCAGCAAGGGTACCGTGACATTCAACAAAAATAAGGAATCTCTAGAGCTTTTGCAAACGATGGCCAAACGCGATCGTAATTTGTTGATACCGCTGGCTGATTACGTGAGAAAACTTGTCGATTCCGTAGGAGTTTGAAGTATAGGCGATTTAGCACGGCTGTCGCAATTTTGAAGAGCAAATGTTTTCGGTTGTCCGATAGTGCTGAGGTGCGCACATGTTGAACATCGGCTCTGAACTTCAGCGGCCAATATGGTCGCATCATTGAAAGAGAATAGACAGATTAAACGTTAGACCGCTTCAAGCTTTAGGTCCGTCGAATAGCCCCGATCGCCAAATGTGTGCGTCACCTCGACCGCAAGCCACGCGGGTCTGTCGATCTGCGCTTTGTATCCGCTCACGCTCGCTTTCATTTCAACGTGGACATCCGGCCGACCAAGCGCAAGCCTGAGAATGAGCGAGGCTGGCTCCCGGGCCGCACGGCTACTTGCCGCAGTGGCGGCGACCTGTGCATCCGCTTGGTTGGCGTACACTCGCGATAGCGTCTTCGCCCCCTCGACCTTCCCCGCCACGAACTGCTCGCGCTTGCCGGATTTCCGATCGTGCCACGTCGCCTTAACCCCCGGCACGTCGTCGCGTTTCTGGCGGCTGAACTGGTGGGCATCGCCGTCGCGTCGCGCGATGGTGATGGTCGCGATCGGTTTGCCGGACGGCGTCGTCCTGGCGGCGATGGGGGAAAAGATGAGAACGCCGCGCGCGATCTTTGCCACCGCCCCTCGCTCACGGCCGAGGCGACGGAGGAAGGCGATATCGCTTTCGCGGTTCTGCGCCTTTGCCGTGACCGCGATGTCGGCGAGGCTGGCCGCGCAGCGAAGTGTCAGCTGATGCCGCTCGGCGATCTCGGTCACGATCGCGCCGAGCGTCGTGCCGTGCCAGCTCTTCTCCCGCCTGGTCTTCAGGTCGCTGGTGAAGTCGGCAGAGCGCGCGCGGATCGTGATTAGGTCGGGCGGGCCGCCATGCGCGACCTCGTCGACGATGAACCATCCCTTGTCGACCAAGCCGGGCGTAACGTCGCTGCCCTGCTTCCAGCCGAGCCATACGTGGATCTTCGCGCCCGTCGGCGGGAGCGCGACGACGCCATCGGTATCGTCGATGACGAGATCGAGTTGGTCGGCCTCCTCGCCGCGCTTTTCGGTGATGCCGAGCGAGACGAGGCGACGGCGCGGCGGGCGGCCATTGCCTTGCGCGACGCGGCCTTCGAGCAGCGGCGTGATGTCGGTGCCGTCGACGACGACACGGACGGCAGCGATGTTGGCGATCATGCGACGTCGCTGTCGACGCGCAGGAGGTCGATCGCGAAGTCGATCTGGCGAGGCGTGCCGTCGGGGAAGAACGCCTTCCCGCGATCGTCGATGCTGGTGATGACGAACGCACCGTAGACGTAGCCGAGGCCGTCGACCAACGACCAGGCGTCGCCGGTATCCGCCATGCGCCGCAGTTCGTCGATCGACACACGTCCGTCCACGATCTCGTTATACACGGTACCTGGCAGCGAGATTGTCTCGTCGCCCGGTCCCGTGAACTGGGTGGCATCGCGAGCGCCGATCCGCGCAGACGTCGCGTGCCGCCAGCTCGCGCGACGGGAGATCTCATCGAACGCCAGCGTGTCGATCGAGAACGCAAAAAGGCCAATTGAGAGCAACATCAGACGGTCTCGTAATCAGGGGTGTCGGCGAACGATGATCGGCCTCTCGCGGCGGTCTCGCGCTCGCGTCGGTCCAGCTCGTCGGCGACGGCACGCGCGAGAGCTTGCGCGTCCTGTCCGGGCTGCTGGTTAATGTGAATGGTGTAGCTGCGCGGCGCAGCGTTGCCCGCGCGAGCTGACGCGACCCCGGCGCTGCCGGCGCCGGTGCCGCCCATCGCCAGCGCCGGGATCGCGCTGCCGGTGACGATCGCGGACGTCAGGCGGCTGGAGAGGCGAACCATGCGCTTGACTGGCTCGCCCTCCTGCGCGGCAATGCCGTTGGTCAGCCCGTCGACGATGTTGCCACCGAAGCCGGCGAAGACGCGGCTGGGCGAATGGATGCCAAGCTTCGCCTTGAACCAGCCGGCGGCGGACGACGCGACGCCGACGATCGTGCTTTTCAGCGAGCCGAACATGCCGAAGATCCCGCGGATAAGCCCAGAGATCATATCGCGGCCGATCTGCGCAAAGCGGGTCGGCAGCGAGGCGAACCAGTCCACGGCCCCCGCGAACGTTCCCTTGATCCCCTGCCATAGCCCGGCGAACCATCCGCCGATCGCGCCCCAATTGGCATAGATCAAATAGGCCGCCGCCCCGATCGCCACGATGCCAGCCACGACGGCAAGCGCAATGCCGACGACCGGCAGCATCCCGATTCCGAGCGCTCCAGCCGCGAACGCGAGCGCCGAGAATGGCGCGACGAGGCCGGCAATGACGATCGCGCCGCCCCCCAGCACGAAAAAGAGCCCCGCAAATGCCGCGGCACCGATCGCCACCGCCTTGGTCAAATTGGGGTAGCGGTTGGCGACATCGCCGATCCACGTCGCGAACGCATTCGCGCGCGTCACGATGGCGTTGATGGTCGGCAGCAGCTGCGAGCCGAGCGTGATCGCCAGCGTCGTCGCGTTGATCTTGAGCTGTTTCGACTGTTCGGCGGAATCCTTCATGCGGTCGGCGAAGTCACGGTCGGTCGTGCCCCCGGCCTTTGCCGCCTCGGCGCGGATCTTGCGGAATTCCTCCATGTTCTGGATCAGCGGACGCAGGCCCTGCTGCACTTGGGCATCCTCGAACAGATAGCCGAGCTTCGACAGGTCGCCCTTCAGCGTCTTGTTCGTCAGCTCGGCGATGGCTTCGAGTGGCGTCTTGCCTTCTGCATAGGCCTTCTTCAGCGCTGCTGGCAGATCGACGCCCATTTTCTCGAACGCCTTGTTGGTGGCGGGCGACGCGATCTTCTGAAGAATGTTGGCGAGGTTCGTACCGGCGCTGGCGGCATCGCCGGCACCTTTGCGCGCAATCTGCAACCCGGCCGCCAGATCCGCGACGGCACCGACGCCGGTCTGCCCGAGCCCCTGATACGCGGCGGTGAGCGCGGGGAAATACTGCGCCATGTCCTTGATCTCGAACGCGCCCGCCTTGCCGGCGCTGGCCATGACGTCGATGATCTTGCCGGTCTGTGCAACCGGCACCTTCAGGTTGTCGGTGGCGGCGAACGCGGCGGCAGACAGGTCAGAGATCTCAGCCTTGTACGCGGTCGCGGCGCGGCCGATCGGTTTCATCATCGCGACCGCGTCGGGCACCTTCGCGCCGAGCCCGGCGAGCGCATCGACCCCTGCCTGGAGGTCTGCCGGCATCTGGTTGGCGGCGCGCGCGGAAACGAGCAGGTTGCGCCCGAGCTGCTCCGATGCGGCGCGCGATAGATCGGCTTTTTGGCCGATGTCAGTCATGACCGACTGATAGTCCTGCGCGGCCTTGATGCTGCCGATCAACGGCGCGGCCATCGCCATGCCCGTGCCGATTGCCGCGGCACCTCCAGCCGCGAGCCCGGTCGCCATAGCTTGCGTCCGCGAGAACCGCGCGCGACCTGCCGCCATGCGGCGTTCGCGGTCGGCGAGCCGCCCGACCTCCGCTGTCTGCTCTATGATCGTACGGTTGGTCTGAACGGCCTAGGTGCGCAGGCGGCGCTGGTGACGTGCGAGGTCGTTCGTATCGATCCCGGCCGTGTGTAGACGCAGCGACATCTCCTGAAGCGACTGCGCCTGTTTGCGCTCGGTTGCTTCCAGCGTCGTCACCTCGCGTTCCGTCTTGGCGAGCGCGCGGGTCAGCGTCGCGGACGGCTTGTCGGCGGCGGCGATCTCTTGCCGCAATCCCGCCATGCGGGTGCGTGCCGTCCCCAGCGCGGTGCCGGTATCGCCGAGGCCTGTCTTGAGCTTGCGGAAACCGGCGATATCGCTCTGCGCGCGTTCGATCTCTTTCAAACCGTCGCGCGTCAGCTTGAGCGCCTGAGCCGCCTTCGTCGAGCCGCCAGCGATGGCGCGCAGCGGACCGGTGACGCGGTCACCGGCCTCCAGCAGCATGCGGATGCGCAGGTTACGATCCACGGGTCTTTCCTTCGGGGTTATGGCGGCGGGCGGCGCGCGCGCGCCACTGCATCAAGTCATGGATCGAAAGCGCGTCGAGGGCGTCGGGCGACCAGTGGAAGACAAAGGCAATGTCCGCCATCGGATCCTCTACATGTTCTGGGAGAGAGCCTCCTTCGTCGCAGTCGGCAGCAAAAAATCAACAAGCACCCCCGCGATCTGGGTGACGTCTGCCGGGTCCATCGCATCGATCATATGCGGGTGCAGGATCGGCTGCGTCACGCGCGGCGCGACCAGCGCGACCTGGTTGTAGTCCATCCGCACCAAGCCACCGAGATTGGCGTTGCGGAGCGCACCGCCCATCGGCTTTCGAACATGAATCAGCGTGCCGGCTGGCAGCACGACTTTGTCGGCGACGACGATGTCGTATTCCAGCGTGACGTCGCCGGGGGCGGCGTGTGCGGAGATTGGCGTGTCGTTCTGGTCGTTCATTGTATCAGTCCTCGGGTTTCGTTTGCGGCGGGGCGGTGGTTGTGGTGCGCGGACTACAGACCAAGCGCCGTGCGGTGCGCGGCCATCAGGTCGACGCCGCCGACGACCTCGATCATGCCAAGCACATCGATCTCGACCTCGACGGCGCCGTTCCACGTCAGCTTGAAATAGCTGAGCTGGCTTTTGACCTTGAACTCGGTGTCCTCGCCGGGCTTCCATTCGCCCATGTCGATTTCTTCGTGCCGGCCGCGGGTGACGATCTCGACCACGTCGACAGCGCCGGTGTCGTCGTTCTGGAACGAGCCGACGAAGCGCTGCTGCACGCCCGACATATTGAGCATGCCGTGCTGGCGCAGGATTTGGCGCATGGGGCCGCCGTAGACCGCCTCCATCTCCAGGGCTTCGCCGCCCATGTCGACCTTCACCGCGCGGCTCATGCCACCGGCACGATAGTCCTCGAATTTGCGCACGAGTTTTGGGGGCGTGATCGAGACGGTTTCGCCGATGAAGGCTTCGCCGTCGTTGAACATCATCGTCTGCTTGAGCTTGCTGGGGAACGCCATCGCGTCGACCTTTCGTGCGTGAGGTAGGGTTAGTTGCCGGCGACCAGGCTGGTGAAGTCGGCGAAGAACTCGTCGGAGATCTCCTGCTCGATCCCCAGCGCCTCCAGCGGCGGTACGAAGGTGTAGCGGTAGCCAATGAGCAGCTGGCCGGCCTTCAGCTTGTCGACCGGGTTCTTGGCACCGTCGAACACGGCCACGGCACCGAGGATCCGGCCGGTGCGCTTCTCCTGCCGAAACTTCTCGTTGATCTGCTCGACGATGTCCTTGGCGAGGCTGGGCAGCAGCGGCTTGTCCATTGCCCACACCAGGCCGAGCGCTACGGTGTCCGCAAGGATCTGCGCGGTGCGGCAGGCACTTTCGAACACGAAGTCGCTCTTCGGGTCGGCGCATGTGCGGTTACCCCAAAAGCGCAGCTCACCGGCGATGCGGACGACGGTGACCAGCTGCGATGCGTTGAGCACATTGGCATCGCAGTCCGCGTCCTGGATATCGAAGGTGACATCCGCGGCCAGGCCGTCGAGCTCCGGAAGGGCGACGTTGGACAGCGTCTTGTGCCAGCCCTGCGTCTGGTCGATCGCGGCCCGTGCGCCCATCGCGACGGCCGCAACCGGCACGCCGATGCTGGCACCGTCAGCGCCATACGGTGCGGTTACGCTGGGCCAGAGCAACGTCAGCTCGCGCGCGTCGGGTAACAGCGCCCGGTGGGCGATAGCCTCGCCGCGATCGTTGCCGATAGCCTTCGCATAGACACGGGCGCGCAGCCGCTTTGCGACCGTGACCATGGCCTTCGTCACCAGTTCGGCTTCGAGGCCGGGTGCGCCGATGATCCGGGGATGGAGGTTGAGCTGCGCCGGCGCGGTCAGCAGCGCCTGCATGCCGGTTTTCACGCCTGCAACGTCGGTGCCGATCACGGCTTTCGCGGTATCGGCCGGCGTAGCACCAGGTGCGACGCGCACCACGACGATCGGCGCATCGACCTGCCCGGCGATGGCCCGCAATGCGGCGCGGAGCGTACCGTCCGCACCAGCCTTCGCGATGGCGTCGTCGATGTTCGTGACAGAGACCGCGGTGTCGAGCGGAAATGCGCCAGCCACCGCAGCGGGCGCGGTCGCGATCAGACCGATGACGGCAGTGGCGATAGTCGCGATCGAGCGACGTGTTGCCGTAACCTCGGTGACATTGATCCCGTGGAGGAAGCTCATATGCGGGCCTTTCAGACGAGCGCCGACAAGGCGCGGAGGGATGTGGAGAGAGAGAAGGGACGCGCGCCTGACATGTCGGTACGACGGCCTGTGACGGTGATGACTGCCTCGTGCGGACGTTCTCCGGGGGAGAGCTGGACACGAGAGATCCGCGCGCGCCCTTCCTGACGAAGGAGCGCCAGCGCGACCGCGGCGAAAATCCGCATCCGGCCGAGTTCGTTGTTCGGCTGGTCGAGAAACTGAGGGACGAGGGAGCCGTACTCGCGTCGGCCGAGGCGGGTGCCTAACGGCGTGCTCAAGATATCGTCGATCGACTGCTTCAGGTGATCCATGCCGGCGAGAGGCGCGCCGGTGTGGCGATCCATGCCGTTCATCGCGGCGGTCCCGAAAACGCCGCACCCGACTGGACGCCGGTATGCGTATGGTCCTTGAGGCTCTTGCCCCCGCCGATCACGTCGCCGTCAGCTTTGACGTAGCCGGCGACGTGCAGGTTGCCGCGAAGATAGATGTCGTCGGCCCGGACCTCGACGTAGGATCCTGCTGGCAAGTCGGCGATCAGATAGTGACCGTCCGGATCGTACAGGATCCGCGCGCCGTCCTCGAACTCGATCAAGGTGGACCCGTCATTTGCCGGGTGCGGGTTGGCGTCGGAGCTGAGGCTGCCGATAACGAACCCGCGTGCCGTGTCGGCCTCGGGACATAGCACCGCGACCTGTTCGCCGACCGAGGGTGGCGACCAGACCTTCGTCTTGCCGATGCGGGCGGCAAGCCAAGGGATATCGCCTGTGGTCAGATCGTTGGCGAATTCGACGCGACACGTTTTGGCGTCGAGATCGACGGACACGACAGTGCCTTCGCGCGCGAGATCGCCAATAAGGCGTTGGATATCGGCAGTGGCAGCCATAGCGGCGACCATGCGCGTGACGTTTCGAGAGGCGAGGCCTCGCTCTTGTAGAAACGCTTTCTACAAGAGCTACGTGAAACACGAAGCGGCGCGTACGAGGGCGAACCGCCCGTTATGCGGGTGCCGACGCGGCGATGGCCGCAGCCGTTTCGCGGTGCCGCGCGAGTTCGGCCGCCAGTACCGGCCGCTCCGCCTCGAGGCGTTCGAGCTGCTCGACGAACGACTGGCGCGCAGCATGCCGCACCTCGGCATCAGCGTCCGCTCTGGCCTGCGCGGCAGCGTTCGCCATCGGTTCGGTGGCCTCGGGTTCCGGCAGCGCGGCGAGCTGCGTCTCGATCTGGAATATCTGCCCCTCAAGCTCGGCGCACCGCGTGCGCGTTTCGGATGCGAAGTCGGTTGTCTGAAGCGCGGTGTACGCCTGCGTCCACAGCGAAGGCGCCGCGTCCTGGTGATTGGCCGTGAACGACACCAGGCGTTCCCACAGGAAGCTCGCGCCCGCCTCGAACGCATCGCGGCTGGCGAACGCACGAAAGCGCGCGATGGCCGGCACCGCATGGTTGGCGACCTGGTCGAAGCTGTTGAGGCGGATATAGACCGGGCGAACATCGCCCTGGTCGGTGGTGAGGTTGGTGATGATAGCCATCTGGTGTCTCCTATGCGTCGATCGCTGCGGCGGCTTTGAATACGGCGGTCGAGTTGACGTCGCCTGCGGTGGTGCAGATCTGCGACATCCGGCCGCCCGGCGTGGGGTTGTCGAGCCAGATGGTCTCGCCGCGGCCGGCCGAACCGGAGGCCGGCGGGCCGCTGCCGCTCGACCATATACGGTTGCCGAACGCGAACCCCTTGGCGAACCAGAACGTGTTGGGGACGGTGGTCGCGCGACCGAACTTCTGCGTGGTGACGTCGCCGGTGATCGCCGCGGACTGCCCGTAATCGGCATTGCCCTGCGTGAACCGGAAGTCTTTGCCCCAGACCTGAAAACTCAGGCCGTAGGCGAGATCTCCGCTGTACAGGGTAAGCCCGCCATTCCAGTCGATCGCGGTACGTTTGCCGACAGTAGGAAGGGCCTGGTTACGGGCTGCGACGAACGACCGCGCATTGGTCGAGCCCTGCTCGAAATTCAGGAAGTCACCCGTCGCGGCCTGGGCATGCGCCCATTGCCCGCCGATCGACACCGCGGGGAAGCTGATGATCGGAAGCGGCTGCCCGCCTTCCATGTAATTGAACAGGAAGCCCGAGCGCGCATTCTGGCTCGGGTGCCAGACCGGTCCGCCCGCATAATAGCCCGTGCTGTTCGGCGTCCAGGTCGGGACCGCGTCGTAACCGACGTATCCCGGAGCCGTTGGCCCACCCATCTCGCAATAGCCCCAGACGCTGATGTCGGTGCCGGGCTGCGTCGTGCCCCACAGGTCATCCTTCTCGGGCATCGGCTGATAGCGCTTGCCCTCGAAGTGGACGAGCTGCCCGTTGGCCTTGAAGTGGTTGTTGATAAACGTGCACGACAGGAACTGTTGCGCGCAGATGGCCCATATGCAGGTCGAAAACGTATTGTCCTCGACCTTGATGATGTTGGCGTCGGCACCCTGCGGCATGTAGCCGACCCAGCATTCCTCGATCCAGTTCGACCGGATCCGCGTGCAGGACGCCTCACCCTGCGCAACCTCGTCACCGCCCGATGTGGCAAGCGTCAGGATCCCCGGCCCGGGGAAGCCGTGGATATAGTTGTTGTCGATATCCATCTGGCATTTGTTGACGATGCCGAACTCGCCGGAATAGCCGCCCGACCGCGGTTTGTTCGGGCCGACATAGGCGATCTGCACGCCGCTGATCCACGAACCGTCCGCGCCGGTCGTCGGCGCGACCTTCTTGAAATTCAGCGTGTCCTGGCGTTCGAACAGGAAGCCAGATTCCTCGACCGCGAGGATCGAGGCGTTACCGCCGAGGATATGACCGCGGCCCGCCCCGAGGATGGCGAGCGACGTTTTCACGTTGACGCGCGACGCCATGTAGAACCGGCCGATCCCAAGATACACCGTCGGTCCGTTGCTCGTGCCCCGCACGCTGCCTTTCCGGTTGGCGCAGAAACCTGAATAGCTGATCGCTGCAAGGATGGCGGGCGTACTGTCGAACGACTTGTCGATGACCGAGCGCGCGCCGAACATCTCGATATACAGCTCGCGCGGGTCGCGGCGGAAATAGCGGCCGTTCTTCGTCTTCACGATCGCCAGCGGATGCGCAGCAACGTCGGCATCGGTCAGCGTCGTATCTTCGTACAGCAGCCCGCGCGTTGCACCGCTCGTCTGGATCAGGTCGGTGCCGCCCGGCACGTTGATGCCGTTGTCGCCACCGATCTGGTCGAAGCGGCCGACCGACAGGACGTTGCCGCCCATCTCGCCCTTGTCGCCGCGGTAATAGTTCGCGAGGAACGGGACCATCGCGCGCGCGAGCGGCGCCATCATCATGCGCATGGTGCGCCCGCCCTTCAGGACGGGAATGGTCTCGGTGCCGTCAGCGGCGTCGAGAACGGTAAGCGCGGAGATTTTCGCCATGTGTCAGGCCCTGCGAATGGAGATCGGTGGAAGCGGGCGCATGTCAGCGACCGCGCGCGAACCAGCGGAAACCGCCTGCGGCATCGGCGGTCGGGCTCTTGTGGTTCTGGGCGTAAAGCTGCGCGCTGACCGCGCCGAGCGAGACCTCCTGGACGGTCGACTGGCCGTCATTGGACTGCCCGCTGTTGATGATCGTCGCGAAGACCCCGTCGCAGGCGTTCGGGAACGGCCACGGGAAAGTCAGCGTGAATGCCGCCTCGCTGCCCGGCAGCGCTGACACACCCATCATCTCGACGCTGCCATCCGAGAACCGGCGGTAGCGGCTGGCCCCGTCCGACTTGCTCTCGACGAGGTAGATGACGCCGGCCGCGGCGAGCGCTGCCGGCGTCGCGGCGGCGTTGCTGGCCGTGCCCGCGAGCAGCTGCGCAGCGGTTGCGGCGGGCACGGTGATCGTGATGTCGGTGGTGAGGGCATTGCCGCCGATCGCGAGACCGGAGGTATCGACGCGGCGGGCGAGCGGCACGCGCGCGAGGATCGATGCGAGAATGTTGACCAGGCTGGCGGGCGTCAGCGCTTTCGTGCCGATCGCCGCGGCGTCGGCTTCGCCAGCGGTCGCGGCCGGCACGTCGATGGTCACGTCACCGTCGAGGGTGCGGCCACCGGTGGCGAGGCCGATCGTCGAAACACGGCGCGTCGAAACGACCAGTCCGCTGATCTTCAGCCCGACCGCAGCGAACGCGGCGTCGATCGTCGTCTGGAACGATACGATGCGCGCGGCGAGCCCCTTGGGGGTGACAGCGCGCAGCGGATCGAGACCGGCGAGAGTCTCTGCATCGGTCGCGAGTTCGACGATGCCCTTGGTGACGTCGGTTGCCGGCGGATTGAGAAAGTTGGTGTCGCCGAACGTGACGTTGGCGACGTTGGCGGTCGGGAACGCGATGTCGACGGCGAGCATGTTCGACGCGCCCGCCGCCTTTTGCATGATGCGCTCGGCCTGGCCGTAGACGGCGAACAGCGTGCCATCGGACAGATAGAGGCCGAACGCGCGAAAGCCGTAGGCGTTGACGCCATCATCGCGGACAACCAGGTGAACGATGTTGTTGCCGACCTGCGCGCCCGAGATCGTCGCGACGCGGCGGAATTCGCCCGGCAGTGCGGTCAGCGTGGGAGCGACCACAATGGGATTGTCCGTCAGGCCGACCGCGGAGATCCGCAGGTCCGCGCCGTTGCCGAGCTGCGCCGCGGTGAACCGCGCCAGGCCGGCATTGGTGAAGGTGAGCGTCAACGGCAGCGGCATCAGGCGTCGTCCTCGATAAATCTGCCGGCATCATCTTCCAGCGGCTCGCCGTCCTCGGTCTGGAGGTACGCATCCCAGGGGGCGGCCGGGGCGGTGGTCAGGGTCGCGTCCTGCCGAAGCGACTGCGTCGCGCGCACCGCGCCCATCACGCCGATCGTGCCGGCGACGGCGAGCAGCTGGACCAGGCGGAAGTGCTCGCGCAGCGGCTTGGTGCGCGAGACCTCGCGGATGATCGCCTCGGCGAACGCCGCGGTCGCGCGCGTGCCGCCCGGCGCGGTGCCGTCGACGGTGAGCGGGAGCATGACCTCGAAGGTGTGCGGCGCGGCGCGCGGCGTCGCTTCGAACCATTCGATGACGTAGGCGAGCTGGTCGAACCGGCGCAGCACGATCTCGACCGAGGCGCGCGTGCCCTTGATCCGGTGAAGCGCGATCGAGCTGGCAACCGCCTGGCGCTTGACCGCCTCGCTCCAGTCGGCATCCCAGCTATCGAGCGACAGGCCCCAGCCGAGCCACGGCAACCATTCCGCGGGAATCGTGGCGGGATCGAACAGCGTATCGATCGGCGCGGTGACGTCGCCGACCCGCGCCGTCGCCGCCTCGATCGCTCGTTCGAGCGGCGTTGCGTTCGGCGGTAGCAGTGTCACGAGGCGATACCGCCGTGAGAAACTGCGATGGCGGTGCAGTAGGCGGCCTGCGTCGCATCGCAGACGACGTCGGCATCGAGATCGAGGTCGACCCGGTGCACGCCTTTCGGACTGAGAGCGGCCATGAGCCCCGATCGCGTGATGGTGCGGCCGAGCTTGCGGTTCTCGGCAAGGAAGGCGACCAGCGCATCGCGCGCGGTCGCGACGATAAGGTCGGGATCCGGGCCGGAGAAGGTGAGAAGCCGCGCGGTGACGACGAACGGCACGATGCGGGCAGAGGCGACCGTGACGAGATCGCCGAGCGGTCGGATGCCGGGATCGTTCACGATCGCCGTAACCTTGGCGAGCAGAACAGCCGGGGCAGTCCCGTCGCCGCTGCGATTCAGGACCGATACCAGGACTTCCCCCGGTGTCGTGCTGATCGCGCTGGCGTCGAGGACGTCGGCCGACGCATCCTTCGCATGCTTGACGTAGGCCAGCTCGGGGCCGGCGACCGAGAAACCCTCGGGTGCGAGAACGATACGCTGGCGCAAACGATCGTCGTCTTCGTAGATTGCTGCCGCGCCCGTCGCCGGGTTGGCTGGCGTGACGATCTGGCGGGTGACGCCGACCAGCGCGGCGAGATGATCGAGGCGTGCGCCGGTGGCGTACGCGACGAACAGTTGCAGCGCGCCGTCCTGAAACGCCTGCCGCACGATCAGCTCGCGGTACGCCGCGACGTGCAGCACCTTCACCCCGGGATCACTATCGACCGTTGCATCGAACGCAGGCAATTTAACGCGCAGCGTCGCGACCATCTGGTCGACGATCTGGTCGAACGTCAGTTGTTCGACGACGATCGGAGCGGGAAGGCGCGACAGATCGACGGTGGTGGAGATTGCGGCCATGGTCCGGCCATGTCGTCGCGGTTGCGACGGCGTGGCTATGCCGCGCTCTTGTAGAAACGCTTTCTACAAGATCAGCGCGCGGTGACCTGGGCGAGAATGAGGTCGAGGATCCGCTGCTGTTCTGCTTCCGTCAGACCGAGCAGGACGCGGCGCGCGTAACGGACTTTCGCCTGACCAGGTGCCGGTGCATCCGACAGGCCTTCCTGGTGAATGCTCGCAATCCGCGACGCCCGGCCGGCGAAGCCGACCCATGCTTCATCGGCGTTACCGCCCGCCTTCAGGCTTTTCGCCATCCGGAGTTTGCGGAACATCTTCTGCTGCCGCAGCCGGCCTTTTTTGCCGCGATCGGGCTTGGGACGGCGTGAGACGAAGGCCGCGCCGTCAGGGTCGCGCTGGGCCGCGATGCGGTCGGACTGGCTCTTGCGGATCTCGCGGCCGATCGAGCGCATGAGACGCGCGCGCTCGGGCGCGGCCGTGCGCAGCAGCAAATCGCGGCAAAGCTGCTCGATCGGCGCGAAGTCGTTCATCGCGTGACCGTCTCGATCGTGCCGGCGACGTCCTCGATCAGCCCGGCCCATAGCTTGGTGCCGGTCGGAACGCCGTCAAACTGATCGAGCATGACGGGTTCGGGTAGGTGCGTGACCTTCAGTCCTTTCGCCTGCTGCTCGACACGGACCAGTTCCGTCAGGTTGATCGAGATCGTGATGTCGCACGTCTCGGCATCGAGTAGATCGGATTGGAACGTAAAGGGCTTCCGGTCGCCCTTCTCGAACAGATCGGGCTGATTTGCCGCGATCCACGCCAGGACCGGCACCAACAGCTTGTCGACGCTGGCGGAAAAGTCTTGCACCCACAGCGATGCGGTGTAGCTATATTCGAACGACAGCGACCCCGCGCGCACCGCGACATCGCCCTTATCGACGAATATCTCCATCTTCTCCGGGCTGTTCCTGATTTCGGGAACAGATGCGAGAAGGTGCGTCCGCAGGCTATCGAGCTTCTTCATGACGATATCCAAATTGGCTGTAGGCATGGTATGGGAGCGGCGTCGCGGCGTCGGTCTGCCTTGGTGAGCGGCGCTGCGACACCAGACCCTATTGCGCCGTGTACCGCTGCAGCGTCTGCGCCTCGATATCGTAGCCCGGCCCGGTTTCGTGGACGCCGTCAGCGGTCAGGCCATTGCTGACCGCGCCGACGCGACCGCCGAGCAATGCTTCATCGTCTTGGAACGCGCAGCCGTTCGACGACGCCAGCGTCACCAGCGCCGACTTCCACTGAGCCCGCGTCGCGTCGGCCCCATAGGACGGTGACGTCCCCCCGATCGAGGGCCATTCGAGGATGCAGTCACCGGTCACCTTCGCCTTGGTGATGATCGCCTGCAGGTCGGCAACCGACGTCGCCAGCGGCACGCCCGTGTTGAGGTTGTTGGTCCACAGGTTGATGATCGTCAGATCGGGAGCGTAAGCCGCAAGCGCGTTCAGCGGCGTCCATGCGGCGGTCGCATCGGCCTGGTATCCGCTGACGACGCCGTACACCGCAAAGTTGCTGATCTCGATTCCCGGCACCGCGCTATCCCATGCGATCATGCCGGCGATCTCGACATACCCGCCGGACGTGCGGGTGATGCTGATCGGGCTGGCGTCCTTCGTCGCGAAGGTGATCTCGCTGCGGATGATCGCGTTCGTCGCGCTCTGCGCGTTGATCGTGAAGGTCTCGCTGCCCTTGGTGACGGTAAAGATCCCCTCGCCGGGACGCTGGACGTAGAAGATCGAGGCGCGATCGACCGCCACGGACGGCTGGAACGTGCCGGGGTTCGTGTTGCCGGTGGCAAGCGAAGGGCCGCCGAGCGACACGACACCGCCCGACCAGCCCGAAAACCCGCTTCGCCGCGGATCATAGGCGAGGACGTCGGCGATCGACGCCATGCCGCCCGTGCCGAACCAGCTGTTCGTACGCGTCGGTAGACCGGACTGGCCGAGCAACACCGCGAGGCGCGACGGCCGCGAGAAACCGAAGGCGTTGGCCGTGAACTTGGTGCCGGTGCCGGCACCCGCGCCGAACGTCTTGCTGTCCCCGGGGAACGCGATCTTGCAGGTCGACACGAGGGCGAGGCGAAGTTTGGCGCGGCAGGTCCGCCACCTGGTCAGCGATGCGCCCTGCATGCTCGCCTCGCGGGCGAGCGTCACGGTCTGCTGCTGCGCCCGCACTGCCAGTCCGCGCGCCTGAAGCGCCGTTGGATCGTTCTGTGCCGTTGCCGGCGTCGTGATCATACCGAAGGCGGCGAGCGCGAGCAGTGCGCGCATGAAGATGCCGCGCATCACTGAGCCACCCGGTAGCCGATGCCGGACGCCGGCAGGGACAGGTAGAAGATCGCGCCTGCTTCCGTCTCGATCCACGGCTGATCGACGCCCTGTTGCGTGTAGGTGCCGAGGACGACGCCGGCCGGGGTGAGCGGCAGCTTCGTCGTGCCGCCATCGGTCGAGCGCAGGAGCTGCGCCGTTCCGCCCGGCCAGGTCGCCGCCGACAGCGCGACGGTGATCGCGCGGCCGAGCTGCGGCACGAACGGGCCGACGACCTGCGCGGCCGACGACGTGCCGGCGATCGGCGTCGACGTCGCCGCCAGCGTGACCGGGTTCAACGTGCCGGAGACAGGAATAGCGGTTGCGCCGGGGATGCCTTGAATCGTCAGGACCTTGGCGTTCGGCGTTCCAGCCGCGCCGGTCGGCGTGCCTTCGCTGGGAGCGGCACTGCACCCCGAGATGCAACGGATCGGCAGGCCGTGCGCGTCGTCGACCGGGGTTGCCTCGCTACGCAGCGGTCCGAAGGCGAGACCTTGAAGCACGGTGATGCTCTGGTCGTTATAGATCGGCTTGGCCTGGCCGTGCGCGCTGGCAGACGCCAGCAGCGCAGGGATTGCCAGCAGGGCGAGTAGACGGAGTTTCACCGAGGCTCCTTTCACTTTGCGTTCGCAGCCGGGCAGGTGCCGGGCGCATTCCAATTGACGAGACGGTCGCCGCGATCGGCGTTGCCGGCGAAGGCGCGCGCGAGGCGAATGATGCCGGCGCGGATCTTGGTCGGGATCTGCGCGATCAGCGCGGGATCCTCGGGCAGGCCGGCGGGGCGGTCTGCGCAGTGCAGCAGCTCGGCGGGCGGCGTGTCCTTCACCTTCACCACGATCGGCGTCGACACGGTCGCGGGCGGGGCGTCAGCGTGCCGGGCGCAGGCCGGCAACGCCATTAACAGCGCGAAACCACTCGCTATCGACAATGTTCGTCCGTTCAGCTTTCGCATCTGCCATCTCCATTCGTTGTGCGGCCGAGCTTGCTGCCTCGGCAGCAGCGCGCGCGGCGCGGGTGTCTTCGTTCTGTCGGGCGTCATGGTCGGCCATCGCCTTCGCGAGCGTTGCCGCGGCGAGCTGGTCGCTACTCGCCTTGAACCGGACCAGCGCCGCGACCGTGGCGGCGCAGGCCTCGCCGCGCGGCGTCTTGCCGGCCGCACCAAAACCGGTGCCGGATCCGGCGCAGATGACCTGCGCGGTGTGCTGGAGATCGTCGCGATCAGCGCGCGCCTGGCGGGCCTCGACATATTGCCACGCGCCTACGGCCCCGACGATCACGAGAACGATGAACGCGAAGTCTCCGCGCAGCTTGGCAAACAGGGTCTTCATCGCGGCAGCTCCTTCAGACAGATGGCGCGCTCGCGCGCGCGGCGGGCGACCAGGCCGGGCAGGACGCGCCCGCCCGCGAGTCGGTAGCGCGGAAAGAAATCGCAGCCGGCGCGCCACTGGCCAGCGTTCCAGAACCGGGCGATGCTCGACTTGCAGACCATCGAAACGCCGATGTTGTAGGCAAGCGATACGATCGCGACGGCCTGGTTCGTGCGCCCGTAGACGCCGGGGATGCACTTGATGACGCCCTCGGCGTGCACGATCAGCTCGCGCTCGAGCATCGTCGTGCACTGCGCCTCGGTGTAGGTCTGACCGAGTTTGATATCCTTCGTCGCGATGCCGTCGCAGGCCGTCGCCACGCCGACAGCGTCGAGATACGCCTTCAAATATTGCTTGCCCGAGACGTGCTTGATCGTGATCGCGCCGGTCGGGGCCACCGTCGCCTTGACGGTCCGGCCGCTCTCTTCGGCCGGGATCATGCCGAACAGCGCGAGCGCTGCACCGACGCTGCCGAGGACACCGGCGAGGGTCTTTGCCGGTGTCCTCGGCTTCGGCGTTGGGGCGGGCGTTGCGGCGGTCACAGGCGGTCCTTTCTGGGGAAGAAGCGGTCGAAAAAGGCCGCTGGGATATCGGTGACGCGCTCGCTGAGGCCGGCGATGAACTTCGGCGTCGCCTTGAAGGCGATCATGCCGACGACGAAGCCGACCGCCTGGATGACGAACGGGTCGGGCTGGCCCCACGGCCACAGCACGCGGATGACGCCGGTCGCGAAATAGCTGACGACGATGCCGACCGACATTTGCAGGAAGCGGCGCGACCAGGTCAGGCCGGTCTCGTAGGCAAGGCTGACCGCGGCACCGAGTGCGGCTGGCGTAAGTCCGAACAGGAATGCCAGCAGCGACACCCCGAATTCGTGGAGTAGATCCTTCATGCGGTCAGTCCCACAGGTTGAGGACATCGGCGCGAACGGCGGTGGCCGGCACGGCGATGGCGGGGAGGTTGATCGGCTGACCCTTCGGGAGGATGGGGCCGAGGCTGGCGATACCGGGATTGGCGGCAAGGACGGTTTGCAGATCCGCAGGGCCGAGGTTGCGTTCGCGCCAGATCAGCGCGTCCAGCGTATCGCCGTCGCGTGCGCGGACCATTTCCAACGGCGCGGTCATATCAGTTCGACCGCCGTGCGCGTGACGCCGAGCATGTCGCGGATTGCGTGGATCGAATCGCGCCGCAGTTCGGTGACGCTCGGCTCCAGATCCTCGGCTTTGCGTTGCCCGGCACCGGTGAGGTCGACATCGCGATAGCGCTCGACGACTTCGGCCTTGGCGGCCGTGAACACGGCCCGCCGGTACAGAAGGACAAGCGTGTTGGTGCCGTCGATCGTCGAGATCGAGCCGTCCGACAAACGAACGTCGGCCAACGTCTTCACCCCGGCCGCACGGTGCCCGAGGGACCATGCGGCGAGATCGCGGTACACCGCCAGCATCGCGGCGATCAGCGCCTCGCGCGCACGTTCCGCCGTTACCGCATCGCGAATACGATGCTGCTCGCGGAACATTGCAGGATCGATGTCAGGAAAAAAGCCGTCGTTGACGATGACCGCCGGTGGCGGCGTATCCTCGTCGGGCAGGACGGTTGCGATCAGGTCGGTCACGACGCGATGCCGATGAGATCGAGCGCCTGGGTGCCGATCAAGGTCCCCAGCACGATCGCGCCAAGCGCGAAGGTCCGCGGCGAAAGCTCGATGGGACGATCGCCTTTGCGCTCGATCGCGAGCACTACGAGGCCGACGCCGGCTAGCGCAATCGCTCCGATCACTTCGATGACGCCGACGAAGGCGATCAGGGTGCTGGCGAGAAAGCCGGGCATTGTCAGTCCTCAAAAGTTCACGGGGGTGGGGATCAGGTCGATCGACGGCCCTGCGGCCCGGAGGCCTCCCGTCGCGCGTGATCCGTCCCCGAGCGCCGGGGGCGAGCTTGGTCAGCTGGCGATTTTGCCAGCCTGTGATTCGGTGGTGGCGGTCGCATCAGCGGTGTCGCCGGGGGTGGTTTCAGGATCGCCGGCAGCGTTCTTGATGGCCGCCGCCTTCGCTTTTTCCAGGCCGCGCAGCATCGTCTTCACGCCGACGCGTTCGTTCTTGTCCTGGGCACGCGTCAGCACCGCCATCGCGCGCTCGATCGTCGGCACGATCGCGTCGCCGGTTGCCTCACCGGCCGCGCGTACCAGCTCGGCACCGATCGCCTTGAAGAGCTTGGCCTTGGGTTCGTCATGCATGTCGATGCCGTCCGTCAGCGATTCGACGGCCTCCAGCACGTACAGTGGGAATGCTTCGCTTCGTGCCTGTGCCCGCAGGGCGGCGTTCGCGATCTCTTCCAGGACCAATGTCGCGGCATCGCGCACGAAGTGCTTCGGCATGGGGATCGAAAAGCGAAGGACGAAACTCGCCAGCATCAGGCCACGCGTCCAGTCGCCAACGTCGAGGCACCAAACCATGATGCTCGGCAGCACATCGTCGGCGCCGGTCGGCTCCAGTTGCCGACCCTCGACACCGTGGCCGGCGTCCAGCAGGCCATCGCACCAGGCCTGATACTCGGGGAGCATCTGGCGCTTGGCGGCGACCTTCATTTCATTCGACTTGATCTGCTTGAGACGTTGCCGATCGTGGCGGAATCGCATGGCAACGGTTGCGGCCGCGCGGGCGGCTGGCGTGTTGCCGGTGGGAACGGGGAGTTGGTCCGCCGCGGTCGGTGTTACGACCGCGGCGGTGCGGGTGTGCCCGCCCCCGGATGCAGGAGCAGACGCCGCTTTCATGGCTAGGATTTGTTCCTGGCGTCGAGCGAAGCTCATGGCGTGTCCTGTGGGGGCGGGAACGGGGGGAAGGGTTTAGATGCCCGGCCGTCAGGCGGGCTTCTTGCCCATGACGATGTTTTCGATCAGCGCGGCCTTGCCCATGTCTTCGACGACATAGGCGTGGTTGACGCTCTCGTAGTTCTCGACCTGGTCGCGCTTGGCGTTGTCCTCGATCTTGCGCCGTTCGGTGCCGATCTGTTCGTAGACCGACAGGTTGGCGAGCGTGGTGATGAGGATGGCGCTCTTCGGGAACTTGGGCACGCGGACCGCGGTCAGACCGCCGATCTTCTTGTCGGAGAGCAGGACGTCGCGCGCGAGCTGCTCGGTTGCCTTGTCGCCCGACGCGTTGACGATCGAGAAATACTTGTCGTTCACCAGTTCGCGGCCGACGATCGCGACCAGGTCGGTGTCCTCGCGGTAATTCTCGTGCAGCAGCTCGATACCGGCGAACACCAGCGCGTCGATGTTGACGTAGTCGACCTCTTCGCCAACTTCGCCAACACCGACGTAGATCGCGCCTGCCACCGTCACGACGCCGTTAACGCGGGTTTCCTGCTTCAGGTCACCGCCGGCAGCATGACGCTCGGGCGCGTCTTCGCGGATGTGCTGGAGCCAGCCCTTGTTGACGTCCTGGAGCAGAGGGAACGCGACCGGGTCGGTATCCTTGGCGACCTTCACGCCGTTGAAGCCGATCGTGATGATGTCGGTCGCCTTGGCGCTGATGATGGCGTCGCGCAGCAGGGTCTGGAAATTGGGCTGGTGTGCCCACGCGTCGAGCGTCTCGTACCGAACGAGCGTGTCGAAATCGGTCTTCTCGCAACGGTAGCGCGTCTCGTCGAGATCGCCGGGGTAGCGCGGCGCGCGATCCTTACTGCGCGTGTCGGTGCGGCTGGCGATCGTGCCCTTGACGCCCACACCGACCTTGTCGCCTTCCTGTGCGACCACCGGAATGATGTTGATCTTCGACAGGAAGTCGCTCGAACCCTTCAGCTTGGCGCGGAGCGTCTGCGCTACCGACGGCAGCACCTCGAACGAGCGGCTGGGATCGGCGACGTTGTTCAGCTTGCCGATCTGCTGCGTGTAGGCGTCGTACTTATTGCGGGTGATGTTGAGCATTGGGGCGATTCCTGTGAGATCTATGCGGTCGGGGCGGGTGGCTGACGATCAGCAGTCGGTGACGGCGTCATCCCCGCCGCCCGACGCGGGCGAGCGTGAGAAACCGTGCTGCTCGGTATTTTCGAGCTTCGATTTCAGGGTGGCGAAGTCGCGCTGGTGCGCGGTCTGCGTTGCGATGATCGGCTTCAGCGCCGCGGTCAGAGCGCCACTGAAGGCAGTCTGCATGTCAGTCGCGAACCCGGCCGCGTCGAAGTTATCGTTGGCCGGCTTGGGCTTTGGCTCGTCCTTGGGCTTCTCGGGCTCGGCCGGCTTGAACTTGGCAACGACGGCCGAAAACAGGCGATCGACGATGCTCTCGACCTTTTCATCCTCGGCCTTCTTGGACTCGAATTCGATCGTGACGGCGTCGGTCGCGGAGGCAAATACGGTGCCAGGCGCGCGGTTCGAGAATTGCAGGCGCTGCGTACCGATCGACGCCGGGGTGTCGGTGAACGCGAGGCCGATGATGCCGAATTTGCCGCTTCCGGCATAGCTGGGCGTCAGCTCCACCGAGGGGAACGGCTTCTGGTCGGCCTTGGCGAGTGCAACCAGCTGATCGTTACCATCGACGATGGCGTACATCGCGCGGCGCTTCTCGACCTTGCCGGCGATCGTGAAATCGTCGGTCTTGGCCTCAAGCTCGACGACGTCGCCATAGCCATTGAACGGGGGCTCGGGACTGTAGCCCGAGACATGCTCGATGTTGCAGCGTGGGCTGTAGGTGTCGGGTGCGAAGGTGGCGACGCACTCGTCGATCATCTCGGCCGTGACCTTGCGGCCATCGCTGATGGTTTCACCTTCGACGAAGATGCGAAACGGCTTGCTCTTGGTGCCCATGGCGGCTGGTCCTCGGTTCGGTCGGTTGCGGCGCGCCAAGCGCCCGTTAGCGAGGTCGAACAGGGACCGAATACGGTGCCATCCTCAAGCGCACGCTCTTGTAGAATTGCTTTCTACAAGAGCGGTGGGGGGCGGCCGGCCCGCAGGCGTGGCTAGGCTAGCGGTACCATGTCGATCCTTGCCGACCCTCTCTCCCTGCCCGTCGAAGAACGGATCCGCGCGGCGCGCAGCCTGTATTGGCGCGGGTGGAGCCTGGCGCAGATCAGCTCCGAACTGGACGTAAAATACGACACCGTGAAAAGCTGGGCGCGCCGGCACAATTGGGACGATGCGCCGTCGATCCGCAAGCTGGAGGACTGCCTTGAGACGCGCCTGATGGTGCTCATCTGCAAGGATAAGAAAACCGGCGACAACTATACCGAGTTGGAAGCACTACGCCGCCAAGTCGAGAGTCTGGCCAAGGTGCGCCGCTATGAAGCGCCAGGCGGTCATTCCGGCGACCTGAACGACCGTGTCGCGAACCGCAACGCGGGTGAAAAGAAGAAGGCGAAGAAGAACCACTTCACCGCCGACCAGGCGGCCGAGTTGAAGGCCATCTTCCTCGACCAGCTCTATGGCTATCAAGAGGCTTGGTTCGAGGCGCTATCGTTCCGCACGCGCATGATCCTGAAGTCGCGCCAGATCGGCGCGACCTACTATTTCGCCTTTGAGGCTTTGATCGACGCGATCGAGACCGGCCGCAATCAGATATTCTTGTCGGCGTCGAAGGCGCAGGCTCACCAGTTCCGCAGCTACATCGTCAGTTTTGCCAAGCTGGTCGGCGTCAGCCTTGCCGGCGATCCGATGAATATCACGTCGGATCTGCGTCCGGCCGAAGAGGCTGCGGCCGAGCTGCACTTCCTCGGTACGAATTTTCGCACGGCACAGGGCCGCCACGGCAACTTCTATTTCGACGAATTCTTTTGGGTTCATAGCTTCGAAGAGTTGAACAAGGTCGCCTCGGGCATGGCGACGCACAAGAAGTGGCGCAAAACCTACTTCTCGACGCCGTCGACGATCGCGCATGCCGCCTATCCATACTGGACTGGCGAGCGTCGCAATCGGCGTCGCTCCAAAGCCGAACGCGTCGAGATCGATGTCAGCCACGGGGCGTTGAAAGACGGCGCGCAGGGGCCGGATCGCGTCTGGCGGCATATCGTGACGATAACCGATGCCGAGGCAGCCGGGTGCGACCTGTTCGACATCGACGAGCTGCGCGACGAATATGCACCCGACGAGTTCGCCAACCTGTTCGACTGCGACTTCGTTGACGACAGCCTGTCCGCGTTCCGGTTCAACGATCTTATCAAATGCGGCTGCGACTCCATGGAGGACTGGACGGACTTCAATCCGGAAGCCGCCCGCCCGTATGGCGAGCGCCCGGTCTGGGCCGGCTATGATCCGCAGAACAGCGAAAACGGCGACAATGCCTCGCTCTCGATCATGGCCCCACCACTCGTCCAAGGCGGCGCGTTCCGTTTGCTGGAACGTCACCCGCTGCGCGGTCTCGATTTCGAGCAGCAGGCCACCTTCGTGAAGGGCATGCTGTCGCGGTACAATTGCACGTTCCTCGGCATCGACGCGTCCGGCGTCGGCGCCGGTGTCTATCAGCTGCTCGCCAAGCCGGATGCCGGAATCAAGGGCGTCACCAAGATCGAATATTCGCTCGAGGTGAAGGCGATGATGATCATGAAGGCGCAGAACGTCGTTTCGCGCGGACGCATGGCGTTCGATGCGAGCTGGCTCGACGTCGTCTCGTCCTTCGTATCGATCAAGAAAACGCTGACCACCAGCGGCCGGAACGTCACGTTCAAGGCCGGCCGGGGCGGCGATGACGGCCATGCGGATCTCGCGTGGTCGATCATGCACATTCTCAACAACGAACCGCTCGACGGCCGCGAAGCGCCCAAGTCGACCATGGAGATCCTGTAATGGGCAAGGCACGCCGTATGGGCCGTCACGAGGCCGGCCGGGCCGGCGCGATCGTCGCGACGCCGGACAAGTCGACGTCGGTCGCAGCGTTTTCCTTCGGAGATCCAGAGCCGGTCAACAGCCGGCGCGAGATTCTCGATATGCTGGAATGTCCGCATAACGGGCGATGGTTCGAACCGCCGATCAGCGTCGAGGGCTTGGCCCGTTCATTTCGCGCCAGCCCGCATCACAGCTCGGCTATTTTGCTCAAGCGCAATCTGCTGGTGCGATCGTTCATGCCGACGCCGTGGCTCTCCCGCGGCGCGTTCGAAAAGCTGGTGTTCGATTATCTGGTGTTCGGGTTCGGGTTTGTTGAGCAACGCCGCAGCGTTCTTGGCGGGCTGATGCGCCTCGATCATTCTCTGGCTAAATTCACCCGTCGCGGGATCGAAGAGGGCCGGTATTTCTTTGTGGAGAACCTGGCGACGGAATTCGAGTTCCGGCCGGGCAGCGTCATCCAGATCATGCAGCCCGATATCAACCAGGAGATTTACGGCGTGCCGGAGTATATTTCCGCGCTGCAATCGGCGTTGCTCAACGAAGCCGCCACCCTGTTTCGCCGCAAATACTATCTGAACGGTAGCCACGCGGGTTTCATCCTGCATGCGACCGGTGAGTTCTCCGATGGAGACGTCAATGCGATCCGCGACGCGCTGAAGCGGTCGAAGGGGCCAGGGAATTTTCGCAATCTGTTCGTCCACCAGCCAGGCGGCAAGGATGGCGGGATCAAGATCCTGCCAATCGCGCAGGTCGGTGCGAACGACGAGTTCATGGGGATCAAGAACGCGACCCGCGATGACGTTCTGGCGGCGCACCGCACGCCCCCGGTGTTACTCGGAATCGTGCCGGCGCAAGGTTCGACGCTCGGCAAACCTAGCGAGGCGGTCGACATGTTTTTCGAGCTGGAGATCGAACCGATCCAGGCGCGGCTTCTCGACATCAATGCTGTGGTCGGCGTCGAGGCGGTCGCATTCGCGCCGCGGAAGGCGCCTGCGCCGGCCAGCTAGGCTTTCACGTCCGGCATAGCCGGGCGGGGGATGCCGGGCTGCAACCCGGCAAAACCGACGAGGATCTTTCTTGACGTGCGACCCGAACGACCTGGTCGCGCCGATCCATCCCAAGGCGATGATCACCATCCTGCATCCGAACGACCACGAGCAATGGCTCACCGGGGGCTATGATGACATCGTCGCGCTGCAACGGCCATATCCGGCGGAACAGATAACGGTCCGCGGTCCGGTCTTCCCAACCCGGAGCGGGCGGTAGCCGCTGTTGTTGCGGTCAACCGCCATGCCGATAGCGGGTCGTTCTTTCATTTAGATCTAAGGAGCACGAATTGGTACAACGTCCCTATTCGTGGCCGGTATTTTGAACGGCGGCTCTTATCTGGAGCCCACATCAGATGTTTTGCGTTGCCGGTATCAAAATCAACGGAAAGCGAATGGTGACTGGCCGGGCAAGCTGGTCGTTACGTTGCGAAGCTGCACGCCGCGTTGACACGGGTTGCAAAATTGATGAGACGTCGTCGAAAGGTCTTGCGCGGTTATTCCGTTTTCGCCGGGTTTGCGTACGGGTTTTCCACAGGACCACCGAGCGCGGCGGAATTCTGTTTCCAAGCGGCATTGTCCGACTCGGATCGCGCTGTTTCGCAAGGCCTTTCGAATATAGTTCGAAGGGGGAGCTTGAATGAATACGGGACAGGCGCGAAAGTACACCATCCTGACGCATATACTTGATGAATACGTGCGGGAAGGGAAGGGTGTCAGGCAGCGTAGCTCTCTGTTCGACGACAGTACGGAGGAACGGCAAAATCAGGCGAGGGCTCGCGCGTTCATCCATCTCTATCTGGCCGCAACCTATGGAATTTTGAGTTTCGAAGAACGTGAGCTAACGATCACGGATGGGAGCTATGATGGTGGGATTGATGCCTACCACATCGACACCGAGAACAAGATACTTGAAATCATCCAGTCTAAGTTCAGGGTCGGGTCGAGCAACTTCGAGTCCAAGAACATATCGGCGGAGGAAATCCTTTCGATCGATCTGGACCGGATCCTTAATGGCCATCGCGAGAGCACCGACGGGCGGAGCTACAATGGCCGCATCTTGGCGTTCATCGAGAAGCTGCAGAAGATCCCGGACATCGCGCGATACAAGACACGGGTTACGATTCTCGCAAACGTCAAGGCGGAGCAATATGCCCTTGTCGAGCGCCTCTTTCATGGGGACGAGACGAACATCGTCAACTTCGATCGCTGCTACGGCGAGCTAGTCATGCCGACCATCCGCGGCGAGCAGCACTACACTTCGAGCATGCGGCTCCAGATAGATCTAAGCAACAAGTCCAACAGTTCCCGCCTAAGTGCAGAAATCATCACGGCGCACGGCCCTAGCGAGGTCACAGTCGTTCTTGTGCCGACTCTCGAGATTGCCAAGATCATGTCGAGGTACAAGAACTCCATCCTGCGCTACAACCCGAGGTCCTATCTCGAGTTTAGAGAGCAGCGGACGAACGAGGGGATCCACCAGAGCATCGTCGAGATCGAGACCGGCGAGTTTGCAATCCTGAATAACGGCATCACCATTGTCTCTGACGAAACCTACGTGAACGAGCGTGTCGGGTCGAAGAACCGGGCTCAGGTAGAGATCGTTAATCCTCAGATTATCAATGGCGGACAGACCGCGTATACCCTTGCGCGGATCTTCGACGAGAGCTCTGACATCGATCGCGAACGCCTATTTTCTGGCAAGGAAGTGATGGTCAGAATCATTACGCTGCCACAAATCGACGAAGAGTCTAAGAAGAATCTTATTCTTAGTATCTCATCCGCGACGAACTCGCAGACGGCGGTGTCTTCGACCGACCGTACCGCAAGCAACGATCATAACCGGGAGATCGCGGAGATCGTCTTCAAGAAGACTGGTCTCCTCTATGAACCAAAGCGCGGCGAGTATTCCGATGCTCTGAGAAGCAAGTACATCGAGAAGGCCAATGTCATCGACCGAACCCTCTTCACGAGGATTCTCCATATCGCGAGTGGAAGATACACGACCGCCACGCAGCGGAAAATGATGAAGAATACCGGTGGCGTCATCCCAGAGATCGATGACGACGGCGTGGTCGATGTCTTTTCCGACCTGTACGACATCTACACCGAGGTGTCGGATCATCATGCGCCTACCGACGCAGCCGACAGGACCATCAATACCCTGGCGTTCGCGATGTTCGTGCGGGCGTTCAAGTTCAGGCGACAGAGAGAGGGCGTCACGGATTGGCTTCCACGCGCGATCGAGGAAGCGCGCGTCCTCTACACGGACTTTGAGGAGTGGGCGCGGGAGAACGCCCAGGAGTTCTTTGCGTCCCGAACGGATAAGAATACGGGAACGCGGAGGCTCGTATTTTCTCTGAACAAGTGGCGAAGAAGTGCCCGCTACCCGGGCGATGTCCTGACCTACATCGATCTTCTGGTATTGAGCAAAGAGGAATTGGCCAGGCCGCAGTCTTCGATCACCGAGGGTGAATGA